TCCTACACCGACCTGCTCGAACAGTTCGGCTACAACCCCGATGAGGTGCAGATCGTCGGCCACCCGCGTGTATCCCGCTGGCAGGGGTTCAACGGCGAATGGCTAGCCGCCTACCGGTTCCACATCGCCCCCAAAACCGCGCCGTCCAACCTCGACGAACTCATCAACCGAGTCAACGAGCACCAACCGCACAACCCAGTCGGCGGCGGCCCACACTTCTTCGTCTACCAAGCCGGAGACCTCCAACTAGGCAAACGCTCCCGCGACGGAAGCACCGAACAGACGTCGCCCGCTACCTCGACAGTGTCGACGCAGCGGTCACCGAGTTCGGGCATCTGACCCGCCACGGTATCGAGGGCGTCCAAATCTCCATGCCAGGAGACTGCATCGAAGGCTCGGTGTCGCAGAACTCGAAGAACCTGTGGCTGACCCAGGAAACCGTGACCGAGCAAGTCCGGATCCTGCGCCGCCTCATGCTCCACACCGTCGAACAGTTCGCGCCACTGACCAACAAGGTGTATTTGGACGTCGTCAACGGCAACCACGACGAGCACTCCCGCGCCCAGAACTTCTACCCCGGCGACGGATGGGCCACCGAAGCCGCGATCGCGGTATCGGACGCCCTCGAAATGAACCCTGCCGCGTTCGGGCACGTCGAAGTGCGGGTGCCGAACAAGTGGAACGGCAGCATGACCGTCCCCGTCGGCTCCACCACCGTCACCGTCGTCCACGGCCACCAATGGCGCATCGGACAAGGCTTCAAATGGTGGCAGGAACAGTGCTTCGGCAACCAAAACCCCGCCGGCGCACAAGTATTGCAGCACGGACACCAGCACTCCTGGGAGGTCCAGACCAGCGCTCAACGGATCCGCATCTCCTCCTCGACGTTCGATTGCGGATCCGACTGGTACCGCGACGCCCACGGCCAAGACGCCAAACGCGGCGGCCTGACCTACCTACTCCGCGACGGCGAAGTCTCCCGAATGAGCCTCGTCTGATGCGCGGACCCCGAACTTCATAGCGCCACCGGTAGCGGGCGCTTCCCGAGACATTCCCCCTTGGAGGCGCACCGTGCCGATGCCTGACTTTCACGGCGATTGGCCGCCCGAACCGTTCGACATCGCCCAAGACGCCTACGGCGTCTTCAGCGCATGGTGGTCCGGCGACACCGACGTGCTCCAGGCCGTCTACTCCGGACAACACCAACTCCCCGCCCCCCGCACCTCGCAGCTGCGCGGAGGAGTGATCGGCCGCCTGGCACGGTTCTGGTGGGGCCGCCCCGTCCTTCAGGACTCGAAACGCCTGCACGTCCCTGCCGCAGCCGACGTCGCCACCACTTCCGCAGACCTCCTGTTCGGGCAGCCGCCGTCCTGGCTTCTCACCGAAGGCGACGCCACCAATCTGAAGGACGCGCAAGCCCGGTTGAACGAACTGCTGGACGGCGCTGACACCGTCGCCACCCTGCTGGAAGGCGCGGAAGTCCAAGCCGCACTAGGTGGGGTGTTCCTGCGCCTGTGGTGGGACAAATCGTCCACCGACAAGGTGATGCTGTCCGCGGTCGGCCCCGACGCCGCCATCCCGCAATGGCGATACGGCCAGCTCGCTGCCGTCACCTTCTGGACGATCGTCGCCAAGGACAAGCACGGCACCTGGCGACACCTGGAGCACCACGAACCCGGCCGCATCGAACACGCCCTCTACCTCGGCGACGGCGACAACATCGGACGCCGCATGCCCCTGGACTCGCTGGATTCAATGACGTGGGCGGCGGAACTGGTCGACGAAAACTCGTCTGTCGCAACCGGGGTGGAGGGCCTGACCGCAGCGTACGTGCCGAACGTGCGGCCCGCCCGCCGCTGGCGCAACGTACCGCAACTGTCCGCGCTCGGCCGCTCCGACTTCGAAGGCGTCGAACCACTCTTCGACGCCCTCGACGAAGCATGGTCGTCGTGGATGCGGGACCTCGACCTCGCCAAGGCCCGCCTGTTCGTCGCCCAAGAACTTCTTGAAGACAACGGACCCGGCAAGGGCGCCTCCTGGGACCCGGAACAGCAGATCTTCACACCCGTCCCGTCGGACAGCATGTCTGTCAACGACGACACCGGCGCCCGATTGGTGCAGGCGCAGCAGTTCGCGATCCGGGTCGAGGAACACGCGAAGACGTGCGAGCGGCTGGTCAAGGAGATCCTGCGCGCGTGCGGCTACTCGGTCGGCGATTTCGACGACAGCGGCACCGGCACGATGACCGCCACCGAAGTGTCCGCGCGCAAGGACAAAAGCAACACCACCCGGGCGCGGAAGATCTTGTACTGGCAGTCGGCGTTGCAGCCGCTCGCACGCACGATGCTCGAACTCGACCGCATCGTCTACAACCGGCCTGACTACGGGTTGAAAGCCGACCCGGAAATGAAGTTCCCGGTCCGCGTCGACCAAGACCCTATCGCCCTGTCCACTGCGATGGCGAATCTCAAGACAGCGCAGCTGATCTCAACCGAGACCGCGGTGCGGGAACTCCACCCCAACTGGTCCAACCCCGAAGTCGCCGAAGAAGTCGCCCGGATCCTCAAGGAGAACACCTACGAGGTCCCTGACCCCGACCGGCCAGGTCGAGCCTGACGCGGAGGTGAAGGAGGCAGCCTGATGCCTCTCACCCCCTCCTATGGCGACCGCCGCGCCGGACCGGTCGTGCGCCTCTACCGGCGCACCGAACGGAAACTGCTGGAACTGCTGGCGAAAACCCTCGCACCGGGCATCGGGCACCTCGCGATCTGGGCACGACGCCTCCTCATGCGATTGGGCAAGTTCCGCCGCGACGTCGACACCATCATCACCGCCACCGACCGTGAACTACCTGCACGATTGACGACGGCGTTGACCGGTGCCTGGCGGGACGGCGCCACCGCAGCACGCAGCGACCTACCCGGCCGCCACAACCCGCCCGACGAACGGCAGCTACGACGCCTGATCGACGACACTCTGGCCACCGTCCGCGCAACCCACGACCATGTGCCGCGGGTTCTGGAATCGGTGTACCGGCGCACCGTCTACGACGCCCTCCAAGCCGAACAGGCCGGACAAACCGGTGGCCCGGTCGACAGGGCTCGTGTCGTGCAACGCGCCCTGCACGCCTTCGCCCGCCAGGGCATCACCGGGTTCATCGACGCACGTGGACGCCGATACGACCTCGTCTCCTACGTCGAAGTCACCGTCCGATCCGCGATCACCCGCGCCGAAGTCGACGCCTACTGCGCCCAAGCCCAAGCCGACGGCCACGACCTGGTAATCGTCTCCGACGTCAGCGGCGCCTGCGAACGATGCCGCCCATTCGAGGGACAAGTGCTGTCGATCTCCGGCACCACGGTCGGCGCCGTATCACGCGCTGCCAGCAACGGGCGGCCCGTCGCTGTCACCGTGCTGTGCTCGATCGCGGAAGCGCGAGCCCGCGGCCTATGGCATCCCGGCTGCCGCCACACCCTCAGTGTGTGGACACCCGACGACCCTGCCCCGCCCGCAGCGGTGCGTGTCCCCGACGAGGTACGTCAGGCTCGCCGCAGACAGCGGGCGGTCGTCCGCCGGGAGCGGCAGCGGCAGCGGGTCGCGGTGGTCGATTCCGCGATGCGGAACGGTGAAGCCCCCGCGATGGCACGGCAGGGCTCGGGCGAGGACCGACCGAACCGCGACAACCTCCCCGAAGACATCCCGCCGTCACCGTTCGACGACGCGACCAGCCCCGCCGAGGTCGCCGCGATCCTCGAACAGTTGCATCCGGTACGCGTCGAAGGTTTCGACCGACCGGGTGTCTCGCTCACGGTCGCGCAAGAGTACGCACGCGCAGTGCACGACATGATGACCCGCTACCCGCAGATGCAACCGAACGTCATCGCCATCGGCGAGGTTCGCGACCCTCGCGCCCACCGGATCAACGCTCGAACCCCGAGCCGCCGATCCCGCGATGGCGGCGACTGGTACGTCGAACAGCTGCTGATGAACGAGATGTTCGCCGGCGACTATGAGGGTTGGCGCACCTCAGCAGCCCAGGATGTAGCCAGCGGCTTCCATCCGCCCGGGTTCGACCGCCGTCCCGTCTACGCGACGATCGTGCACGAGTTCGGGCACGTCCTCGATGTTGCCGGTAACCACGGGGCCCGCGCCGAAGTGGCCCGGACCCTCGACCGCTACTACCAACAGAACTACCCGCTCCAGCCAGGCGAGAA